AATGCATTATTCTTTTTACTTCCAGGTAATGTAATTTGTCTTGTGAAATCAGCAGGTATTACACCTAAATCAAACAATCCAGTTACATTATCAGATAAAAGTATTTCTTCATCTTCAAATACATCTAATTGTACACCATTTGCTACGAGTTTATATACGAAACCTTGAGTACTAGTTATTCCCATTATATGATTAATTTATATGCTTGTCCCCAATCAAAATCAAATTGATATTGAACTAACTTATCATTAACACCTGTTTTAAATACAACATTATTTGTTGTAATTGTAATAGGTCTTAAACTGTTTGGTTCACTATAAACCCAATATATTTCATCAGAAACTAACAATTGTTTGAATATATCATTATACGAATCAGGTAAATAATCAGTATTAACTGAAAGAGTTTGCTTACTATCTGATAAATAATTTAAAGTAGAGCTATCATAATTTTGATAAGATAATCCAGTACTTTGCCATGTTCCTAATTGTGGTTGATATGTACGCTTTGTTGATTGAAATCCTTGTCTATTAACTAAATAAAAGTTAAACCAATCAAATTGTCCAAATCTATTTTTCCATTTAATTCTTACATTAGGATACTTTTGGATACAATTCTTTTCGTATCTAATTGAAGTACCTAATTTAGTTGTACCATTATAAGCTTGTATTTCAAAATAATCATTTGCGGTTGATATTGGAAATCCACTTTGATTTGGTGCTATTGGATATTGTTGAATTTGATTAGAAGAAGATATAGATGATGATAATGTAAAATCAGCACTACCTAAATTACCTGTATAAGTTAATTTGGTAGGTTGTGTTCCACCTGCAGTACCAACATATACACCACTCACACCATAATTTGAATCTAAAAAAGATTGTGTTACAGGTCCATCAGTTAATAATGGATAGTGAATTGATTTAGAAGTTATTTGTTGATTAATTGGTTCTTGAAATATACCATATCCATCTAATGCTTTATATACACCACTTAGTGCATGTGAGCTAGTTATAATATTTAAACCATCTTTATATTGCCAATAGAAATCTACTGCTAAATATTTTACATTTGATGGGTTTTGTTGTGCTAAATCAGTTAGTGTAGAATTCATAATCCTACTTACATCAAATATACCAACCAAACTTTCATTTGGATATTTTACTAATGTGTATTCTGGTAGAGCTGGTTTGGTAGTTGAACCTGTCCAATAGTATAGTTCCCCATAATATTGAAAAGATGAACTATATACAACACCGCTGCTTTCTGCAACTGTAAAAATCATTGGGGATTGTGCCAATGATGCTGATGCTGGGTATTGAGTAATCGTTAGTGACATAGTATCTATTTAATATTTAACCACCAAACACTAAATTGTATTTGATGCTCTTATTTACCGAAAGATTGTCTAGTTTTAGAATATCCTCCTTTTTGGAATGTATCCTGTAAGTTTTGTGCAACTAATAACTGAACTTGAGCTTTTGAATAGTTTACTATCATATCCGTTAAACTCTTATCTTCAGTTGCTCTTACCACAAAGTTAAATTCAGGTCTCTTAGATAGAGCAACCCTTTTAACAACTTTTGGAGGAGTGTTCCACCATAACCCATAAGAAACCATATTAAGGTCTAATGTATATTTGAAATCACTAACCTTTTTATATGAAGTAGCAATACTAGCTCGCATTTTCCCTGTTTTATAGGGAGAACCAGCTTTAGATAGTTTTTTATACTGCTCAGCTATTTCTTTTAATGTTGGTATTTTTGCCATTATTAACCTAATAGATTATACATGCATCTAGGTCTATCATTATGAGTTGTTACATCAAATGTTGCAACCCATCCACCTAAACCATTTTCAAATGTATCTTTAAATGCTTCACAACTTACACCATCATTAATATCAAAATTATCTACTGCGTATTGAGTGTAAGATGTTAAATCATTAATAATAGAAAGAGTGTTAGCATGTATATCAACCACATCATCAGTTCCGAAGAACGGAATAGTTTGTTTATTATGTACACCAGTTGATTCATTGTTTTTTAATTTTATTTTATCAGCTACTGTTAGTTGACAAGTATATGTTGTTACTGAATCTCCTAATTCTGCATTTATTATTAATATATTACCTAATGGGTATGATGGAAATTCACCAGTATCAATAGAAAATACATCTCCCTGAGTAACGGTTTCAATACCAGGATGATTTGTCATTATTGTTTTAAAATAATTTAAAACATTATAGTACAAAGAATAGTTTGTACCTACTTTATTTACTACAGTTCCCATAATATTATAATTGAATACCTCCGAAGTATTGGTTAGTAAAATCAGGATAAACCTGTGTTAAATTACCAACACTTTGTAAGAATTGTGGTATTTGGTTAGAATATGCTACTAAATAGTTTTGTAATCTAGTTGCATAGAAATCAGCACTATTTTCAGCTTTTGCTAATAGATAATCAATCTCATTCTTAGACGGCGTTTCCCCCGTATCTGATTTGTGCTTAACTGCACCCTCACTTTTGAATTGAATGCCCGAAAATGGGATGTATTCAACGCAGGCGTACCATATTAGTGTAGGTTTGATATGGTCATTGATTAAATCCTGATAATAAGCATCTAATGTACTAATTGTACCATTGGTAATCTTTAATTGTAGGTATTCAAACAACACAGTACCTAATAAATTAAGCATGTATTTATCTTGCGCAGTACGAACAAATGGTAGTAACCTATCAGCATCAATTGCTCCCTGTAAAGGTGAGTTTTTGATTATATCGTTTCTAGTTATAAAAAGTGCGTAGCTCATTGTTATTTTTGTTTAAATATTTCAAATTCTTTTGTGAAGTTTGGATTACTTTGTTTTATAACTACATCTTCTTCAGTAGTTGCAGGGTTTTCACCTTGCTTATTGATATCATCTTCAACTTCATCAATAGTTTGTCCAGTTTCATCAGCAGTTTCTGAAAGAATTGCTAATGGTGTTAATTGTTCAAAGAATAATTCAGTATTATCATAACCTGATTGTTCAAACACTTCCGTTAGTGCATTTATCACTAAATTTTGAAATGGATTGATTGTCATTGTTTGCATAATAGAGTATGCAGTTTTCATTTCCTCTGATTGAGAACTAAATCCATTAGATTGTGTACGAATACCAAATAATAATGGAGATGTGATTCTATGTCCTACTAATATTCTATCTTGCGCGTATTCTGCTACATATTTGTATTTTTCATGTAGATTATCAGTAGTAATTGTTTCAACTGTTGGTTTTGATTCAACGTTATCATTAAATGATATCATAAATCTACCAGCATTACGAGTTCCTGTAAACTTATTCTCAATTAAACTCTCTATTGTTTGTCTTTCTTCAGGTGCCGGTACTCCACTATTCATATTAATCATTACTAATGGTAAGAAACCATTCTCAATGTTGTTCATGTGTAAGTTAGATAACTCAGCTTCTACAAATGAGAATTGTAATGCACTCATCCAATCAGGTAAACTATAATAGTATCTACCTGGTGTATAGTTTTTAACATAAAGTAATTCACACTTTTCATTTGATGTACCAAATGCAGGAATTAGTTTTTTATACTTTTGTGCTTTTTGGTCACTCCAATCAGTACAATAGTAATAGTTTTGTACCTTTGGGTTATCATATATCTTCTCCGCACGAATTGTTTGTACTGGAATGTGATATATTTTAATTATTTTAGTGTGAGAATCATCCCAATATACTTGAAATGATGCATTACCATATAATTTTAAATCAAAGATACCTCTCTTAAGTTCTTCCTGTGGAAGTATGCTATCTAATGTAGTTTGGAATGCCGTATCTTTTGAATACAAACCCTTTCCAAATATTAAATCAGATATACCTTCTACACAAGCTGCATTTGTTGTTGATGTAGTGAAACTATCAGTTACATTTGAGAAATAATCATCAGGTCCTATTATACCAACAGGTACCCATGTATATCTTGTTTTAGTGTCCTCTCTTACGATTGGTATTTCTTGTTGTGTTAAATTCACAACGGAAAAGTTTTGTTTTCCTTTCATATTATTCTATTATTATATATTCGTTATCAGTTACGTTACTTACATAAACTTCTTCAACACCTAATTGAGATACATAAGCAGGTTTGTTTATTGATTGAGATGCAAATACTGAAATAGAACCATGCCAAATAGAGGATGTTCCATCAGTTATATATGCTCTATATTGTTCACCTACAATAGATTGTGTTAAAGATGCTGTCCAATTAAGGATACCTTCATAGGGATTATAAGTGTAAGGTCTTCCTGATGCACTAATAGAAGATGATGTATTCACTAATGTGTACATATCTTGCAATTGTAATACAAGGTTAGAAGAACCTGTTGGTTCTACTCTAATTGAGTAGTTATTACTTCCTGATATATAGTATGCTAACATTAAGTTGTATTTACGTTGAATTATCTATATATTTAACAAACTTATCTCACCTTATAGTGATACGCACAAAAAAAAGGGATAGTTTTACCTATCCCTTCTAATATTTTAAGCGAAATACTGATTAGTTAGCTGCTCCGTTTACGATTGTAGGTGGATTAGTAACTAAACCAAATGGGTTACCGAATGTTGAACCTGATATAAATGATGCAGGGTATTGCTCCATACCATTGAACGTTATTGAGTAACCATAAAGGTCACCTAATGCTGCTCCTGTTTGTAGAGTTCCTGCAGTTACATCTGCTCCCTCTCTTTGTCCTACTAATAGAGTATCTCCATTCATAGTGTGTACAAAGATTTGAGGTCTTCCATACGCCATTAATTTTAATTGCGTTGTCATCTCATTTGTTAATTTCTTCAAGTTTAATACTAATTCTTGATTAAAGAAGGTAGTACCATTTTCTCTTGATGAATTAACTGTTTCAGTATATGCGCTAGTTCCTTTAAGTTCGTAGTAGTAAGCAGTAAGTCCTGCAGGTAATGATTCTATTAAATCATCACTTACACCGTTTGTTGCGGTAGCAAGTGAACCGGTCCAGTTTACAAAGTAAACCCCAGCTAATCCACCTACGGATTCCTTACAAACTTCCATACGTCCTTTATCTAGTGTACATGGCATAATTTTATTTTTTAATTGTTTCTTCTTTTTTTAATTTGAGTAAAGGGAGATATGGTTAATCTCCCTATTACTTACTCAATTAATAATTTTTGTAGATAGCGATGTCAGAACCGATACCATATTGTGTAGAAGCAGTATATCTCATAATGATTCTAAAGTTTTGAGAACCATCTAAGTCTTCCATATCTAACACTTTTACAAGGTTGTAATCACTCATCAAACCTGTTCCGAAGAATAAGTTAGATTTTTGTGCAGCAACCATAGCAGAAGATGCTAAACCTGGACACCATGCTAATTCAATACCATT